AGAGAAAGATAGCTCACCATAAACACCTAACTTATCTGTTACAGGAAAACTAGCTCCTGTTTTACCAGACCAATTAGAAGTAGAGTCTGCTCCATCGGCAGCATTAACTGTCTTACCACCTTGTATATAATATGCTAGTTCGTTAGCTTCACCTTCATAACCTAAGTGTATGTCTGTGGCTGTTGACTTATAATCAGAACCAGTAAAACTAGAGTTAGTCTCTACGTTAACATAAGGACCAGCTAGTACTGGTGAAGATAGTGTAGCTGCTGCTACTATTAAAAAAATTTTGTTCATTAAAATATGCCGGGAATAATTTGACCAGTTGTGACGTAAGCTCCAAGAGCTGCTACGAATCCAATCATAGCTGCCCAACCGTTGAATCTTTCTGCTTCGTTTGTCATGATAGGGTTGATGTTTTTAGGGTAGTCAGCGATAACTCTCGCTGGTATTTCATTTGGGAAAATATTTTGTTTCCCATATTCAGTTGTTACTGTCATAGCAATAAAAAGAAAATCATGTGGCGAGTTACGATATGATTCGGGTCGCCGGTATGATTACTTTTTCTGTTCTAACATTTTTTTATACCTCTTTCTAAAGTCAGCTGGCATATCACCATACCCAAAATTATCTGAGGTTTTTGTATTCTTTTTTTGGTCAAGATAATCTGGACCTGTTCTTTTGTTTTTTGGTCTACCTACTTTTTTTCCGTAGGTACCTTTACCTGCTGGCATTACTGTTCAGCTCCTGCGTCTGTACCGTCAGTTGTATTACCAACTTGCTTTTTACATTGTGCTAATTGTGCTGCTGTAGTTCCCTTATCATTGTAAGGAATAAACCAACGGTCACCTGTAGTATTCACTTTGTATTTCACCTGCATCGCATTAGCACGTGCAGATGGATCATATGCTTTTGACATAATTAAAATTGTAAATTAGATCGTTCTAGTTTATCGTATACATCCTGACGATAAGCAGGATCTCGGTCATACTTAGGATCGTTCATTGCTTGTACAACTTCAGCTTGACTTCTGAATATATCTCCAGATGATCTAGCTGCTTTGCCAGTTAACATTCGTCCTTCATAACCTTCTTGATTTTCATATTCTGCTCTTAGTCCAGCAACTGCTATCTGTATAGAAGTAGCATTACCTCTATCAATGATATCATTAAATGCATCCATCTTAGATTCATCTAAATTTTGAGCTGCCCAACTTGTTAAATTTTTATATTCTGCTTCTCCTCCTGCTGAATTATATACTTGATTCATTTCAGCATCAGTTAAATCTTCAGAGTAACCGCCACCTTCTAGATCAGGATTGCGATCTCTGATTGCCATGTAAGCTTCTACTAATTCTGAACTAGACATCTCTGTAAAACGTTCCATCGTTTCTTCAGAAATTGCTCCGTCATTTTCCCAGTATTCTTCTGAAGCTTGAGCAATTAAATTTACACCTTCAGCTACTTCTTCAGGATACTCATCTTCATCTTCATCGAGATAAGTATCTTCTACTTCATCATCATCTTCATCTGAAGATCCTAACTTCTTTTGTAGGTTGAGGTATGCTTCTTCTAATTCCTCTGCATTCTGATATTTACCAGCTAATAATTCATTCTCCTGTTCACCTAACTCATCAGCTACACGAAGTGAATCCTGTTCTTCTTCTGTAAACTCTGGAGCGTCAGCTGGAGTTGGATCATAAGTTAGTTTTTCCGTCATCTTTAAGTCCTTTAGCGGTGGTTACTTTTAGGTTGCCTAGACCAACTGTTGTGACTAGCTCAGGATCTGGTCCTATGTTTGCTCTAGCTGTAAACTTAGTTGGTGTAGCTTTTTCATTTTGTGGAACTAATGGTTCCGGTTTGCTTACCTTCGGGAGGGGTTTCTTAGCCACCTTCTGTGGGCGGCTCGCCTTCTGTGTTGCCATTTTGTGCTTGATCGTATCCGTCTTTTAACATGTTACCCATGCCTTCATTTTTACTTGGGTCTGCCATTGGAGAGTTAGCAAATTGACCAGCTTGCTTCAGCATTTCCATCTGTTGCATCTGTTGTTGTTGCTGTTGTGACTCTTGAGCCATAGTTTCAGGTGTCTTAACTAGGTTAAGTACATCTATACCTTGAGCTGCTGCGAGTCGTTTAACATACTCACCGGGATCAAGGAACTTAGCCATGATCTCTGGTCCCATAGTTTGAGCAAGGGTTTGTGCGAATTGAACAAGAGATTGTTGATCTTGTCCTCTACCTATTGCATTTACACCAGCTACTATCTGTGGACGTACTATATCTTTTGGAAGTTTAGGTATCTGGTTAGTACGCTGTAGTATATGTAAGGTTCTGTTGAGGTATGGTATTAAAAACTCAACTGTAAGTAAACTAAATAGTCCACCTAGCTGTTGTTCTAATTCCATTTGCGTGAGGCGTACCTCTTCCGCAGTTGTTCGTTCGCTTTGCCTAACCTGTAGTACAAGGAAAGCTTCGCTTATCCTACGTTCTAAGGTTTGCATTTGTTCTGCAGCTGTTCTAAAATCTGCAGTTTTGCCTACCTGTATAACACCAACATCATCAGGTCTACCCTGAACGATTGCTCCGTTACCAGCATCGGCTATAGTCTTTGGTTTTGTCGTCGAGGATGGCGATACAAGGAAGACGACTTTAGCTGCTGCTGCAGACCCTTCTACGATAGCTTGAGATAATCCTTCGAGTGATCTAATATCACCGAGGAACTCCTCTACTCTACCTCGACCGTAGTCTTCTCCGTCTACAGTATTGAACCTAAGCACAAGCCAAGGACTTGTATTCTTTGGAGCAGTACTGCGACTGTTTGGTAGTATCTTATCGAATGCTTCTTGATGCCATACCCATCGACCGTTATCGTCGAGTCGGACGTAAGTGTACACTTCTACGTCTTGATCATCGGATCCTGTCTTATAACCATCGTCTCCGGGAGAGTTTGGTACTGATTCTGGTAGATCCATGCCTAGAATCTTGCGACTTATTAGTTCCTTTGTGACAATCTCACATACGTTCCCGTTTCCATCTCGATTAACTACGAAACGGTTAAGAGGATAGTTTTTGAGACCGTCCTTGCCCATAAATATTAATGCATTACCTGAAACAATAAGATGTTTCAAAGCTTGGTGGACTACAACTCTATCACTAGAGGCATTAACATAATCCATGACCATCCTTTCCATCTTGGCAAAGGATAAATCTAATTCACTTTTTACTTCACGTGGAAATTCTTCACCAAGTTTATCATCTCTAACTTGTAGTTTAAAGAAACTTGTTTGTGGTGGTATCAATGCAAGCATAAGTTTTGCTGCCAAATTGACAACTGACTTACTACCTACCGACTGCCACGGTGTGAATAATTTTTGATGAGTTGGTCGTGAAGTTAAATCATCTTGGACTAAATATGGCAACGTTAATCTTGAACATTCAACTGCGGTATCAAGGAACTGTCTTCTACCTACGGTTAGTTGATTGTATCTATCACGTGCTTTCATTAGTATCTTGGTTTACTTTTTACATCCGGATCGTATTCATTTCTCTTAGCTTCTTGATTAGCTCTGTCCTGTGCATTCGGAACCGGTTGATTGTTGACCGAGTCATCTGGTGATGGCTGGCCGGGTTGCTGTGGTGGTGGTGCAGGTTTTTGTGGTGGCTGCATCATCATACCACCTCCTCCTAAACACATAATTTTTTTTCTCCTATTTTATAAGCTAACTCCATCGTCGTTAGCGGAACTGTTTCCATAATATTCGTCTAACTCTGCTTTACTATACCAGTTTTCAGGGTTGTCATAATAGTCTTTACCCATACCTAATGCAGGAGTTCCATCTGGATTTAATTTTAACTGAACTCTTTCTTCATCAATGTATTCATAACTACCGGGTTTACCTTTCATAGGTCCACCACTTTGAAGGCGAGCCATTTTAATATTATCGGGATCATCTTTTGATGGAGCACGATCTCTCCAATTGATAGGTTTTTCTGGGTAGTCGGCTTTTGATGCTTCGTAATCAGCTTGTGCTTCATCTGCTAACCTTTGTCGATTAGTCTGTGATTCTACTTCTTGATCATTTACTCTGTCTGATCTTGGTGCACTACCGGGTTTTGGTGGTGGTGACCAGTCGGGTAACGGTTTACCACCGGGGTTAGTAGAGCTGATATAAGCGTACGGCATCGGTGCACACATAATTTACCTCCTATTTTGGTGGGTTCACGCCGCCTTCAGGTGTTTTTGGTATATTATCAGGGTCAACTGAACCAAATTGTTTAACGCCTTCCTTTTGTTTTTGTATTTGTAATTCTTTTTTCTTTTTAGTTGATAGTTTTTCTTCGTCGGATTGCTTATCCTTAATATCTTCAGGTGGTTGATACTCTGGTGGTGGTGCAGCTGCCTTCTGTGATGGAGGCGGTGCCTGTCTCTTTGGTGGAGCTGGCATCTGTGGCATCTTAGGTGCAAATGGTCCTACGCACATTATTCGTCTTCCGTAATTAATTGTTTAATATATTCTACCACACTAGCTTGGCCAGCACGGTACATGATTGATTCTATTGAA